GCTTCAAAATTTGTATATTTTTTAATACTCATAGTATATCAGATATTAATATGATTTTGGATGTCTCTTACGCAACATCATACCATAGTCTTTTGATTTTTGTACACCATCGGCTCTAGAAATATTTACCGTTAGGTTACCACCATCATAATCTTTTGAATGACTATATCCTCCAAATAATCCTCCCAACTTTCTAGAATCAAATGCACTACATGCACTTTCATCAATATTTAAAGATATTTCTTTGGTTGCATTTGGGTCAACGGAGAATGTTGTTTCGGATATTCTAAACCATCTTGGACCTGTAAATGTTGCAGATATTGTAACATTCACCGGTTTCTTATCATTATTTGTTATAGATAATCCTTGTCCATTTATCCACATGCTACCACCCTTTGCATTTATCTTTGCAGTTATTGGTTTCTCATTTGGATCTTCTTTCGTTTTTATTTTAACCACAACAACATCATTAACAACATCAGCTCCAGCTGCCAAAGCTTCTGCCTGTGTACCTTGTACGATTGCCTGTTGTTGTTGTACTGCTCCTAATTGAGATTGCAATCCTTCAATGATGGAATTTAAAGAATCAATTTGTTTGATTAATGCTTTTATTTGTGCACTAAAACCGGTGTTCTGTGCCTGTAACGATGTTCTTAAAATTGATTCCTCAATTGATTTTTGTAAAGCGGTTGATATTTGTGTTGCAAAATCATCAATAGTCGTACTTAATGTATCCAATTGATTTACCAATGCATCGTTAGATTGTTCCGTTGCCAATGCATTATTTATTTCAGCCTCTAGTTCGGCTCTTAAAGTGGCAATTTCAGAATTTAAACTATCAATCGTATCGTTTGCTAACTTAATTTGATTATTTAAATCGGAGTTTATTGCTACCTGTTCTTCGTATAATGGTCTTGGTACTAAATCTTTTGTAGTTGTTGGTATGTTTGGTTTTAATTCTTTTACCTCTACATCTATTGCCTTTAATAACTCATCCTTATCGTATTTTAGTTTGTTTAGTTTTTTAAATATCAATGATGTAGCGGCATTTGCATCATCTACTACTGTAACATTATATTCATTTTTTTGAATCGCAGATGAGCCTGATACACTTAATATGTGTTCAAGCTCTAATTTTCTAGCCTCTGATATTTTTTCAGCTATTGATTCTAATGAAGTCATTATTTTATTATTTCAAAAATTAATTTATCATCAATAATTGTAGATACCCCATCTTCAACTATTTTTATTAATAATTTATAAGTTCTATTCATTGGTAATGTACTCAAATCCATTTTAAAATAATTACTTGTGGAATCACAACTAACTTTTGTAAAATCCCCAAATGGAAATATTACTTCACCCGTCACATAATCTTGTAACTGATAATAAGTAGTTCGTGGTAAATATTTTGATTGGTCATATTCAAATGTTGTTCCAAAAGATTTTAGTGGAAACATATCTCTACCTTTAACTCTTATTTTAATAATCGTGTCGGTTGGATACTTTGTTTTTAAATTTTGTAATACAACTTTATAATCATTATCCGATATGGAGCCTGTTACTGGAGATAAACTGCCTGTAGTAAATACGCTATCATCCCAAACTATTTCCAATTTAGGTTCGTATATTGTTCCTGTTTCTTTTGAGAAGAATTTAAGAACTCCATAATCTATTGTGTTTTCTTCATTAGATAATGAATGGTGTAATACTAATCCATTATTTTCAATAGAACCACTCATCCATCTCATTAGTATTGAGGTAACATCCATTCTTATATCATCGGGCTCATAATTGTAAGATTGTGATGCCTCTGATGCGGTATACCAAGTACCACCCTCCGCATTAGCAGAACCTGTAGTTCCAACATTATATATAGCACTACCACCCGTTGTATTATCTTGCCATTTATTAGTTCCATTTCTATATTTCCAACTTATACCATCGGATGTTATGTTATCAAATTTTGTACCAGTTCCCATTGACCAACTTTGAGAAACTGCATTTGCGTATATAGTATATTCCAATGGAATTTCTTCAGATCCTGCAGATTTTAAATTTAAGAAAGCTTTCCAACCACTTTTAATGGTTCCAGCGGCAACCGATGCTGATATATCGGATACATTAAATTTGATAAAAGTTCTATAAATATCTTTTATATCGCCATAGTAAAGTTTACCGATTTCCAATATCTCATCTCTTCCAGAATTTTGTTCCGGTTGTTGTAAATACACAGATGCGTCATATGATGATGTATAAAATTTATGCATTATAATGCCCTCCCTTTGATGTCTTTATTTGGATATTTAACTTCAAATACACAAGGATCTAAAGATGGATATACTATCTTACCTCTAGTTGCCTCATCTATATTATATCTATTTGTTGAATAATTACCATCACCACCACATAGATTATATAGTTTTACGGATGGTACACTCATAACCCCCTCAACGTTTGCCAGTATTAATTCTATTTCTGAAATATTAATTGGTTTATTGAAAGTCCAATTATCTATATCAAAATACGATTGTAATTCCGTTAAACAATTTGATAAAACTTCTGTTTTATTATAATTACCATAACATATTATTTCAAAATCACAACCAACATTAACTACAAATCCATCTATTATATTTACACCATCGGTTAACATCCTATACTCACCTAAATACGTTTTTAAGTTTTCTTTTACCGCTTGATTTAAGTTTGTTAATTTTTTATTTGAATCATATCCCAAAACATACATATTGATTGCAAACGGATTGTTTACCTCTGATATAGATGTTTTCTTTTGTTTTAAATACTTAACCAACTCCGCTTGTATTTCCGATGTTGATTTATCTTTTACATTTTGGATTAGATTAGTAAATTCAGTTATATTTTTTGGATTTGCAAGTATAGATGAAGGTGAGTTATTATCAATCTCACCATCAGGACTTACATATACCTTTGCTACACTTCCATATCTTTCTGGCATAGATAATGCTCTAACCATATAATCTTGTCTGGTAACTGCTCTATTTTGAGAACCAAACATTGCTAATGCATTTTGTCTTATCTCCTCAACCGATTCCCCACTTCTACCACCAACAGCGGGTTCTAAATTCTCTACCGCAACTGACTGTTTTATTGTATTATATAAAGTTGTGTTTTGTACTGATAACAAATCTTCTTCAAATTCAATTCTACTCAATGTTGTTAAATCGCCGGTATTAACATTAGATTCAACACCACCACCAATTAAGTATTTTACATTCACACTTTCACCTGCAGGGGAAATTCCAAATGTATTTGTTTTTAAGAAATTAGATGGGTCAATACTATCATTTAATCTTGTTATTGAATTTGTAAGTCCTAAACCAACATTTTTTGTATTTGGTAAAATGATTTCATCATTTAAAGAAACGTTTCCATTTCCAAATTGTAAATCAATTGTGTTATCTGTATTTACTTTGGTACAAAATCTTCTTGGAACTTTTTGAACTTCTAAAATATAAGGAACAGATCCAGATGTTTGATAGTATTCACTATATGCGGATGTATTTGCTTTTTCAACAAATATACTTTCTTGTGCAAGATATGGAACTTCATACCACTTTTCACTACCACCATTAGTTGTTACGGATGTTACTTGTATGAAATTTGTATCCGATAAAGTAATGGTAGGGTATTCCGCTGTTGATGTAACATTAAAGTTTGTTTCAACTTGTGTAGCGGATATTGCTTTTACTTTTTTAGTAATTAAATAGAAAGTAGGTTCTCCTGTAGTTGTACTTCTTTCATATACATCTATTTCTCTATCGGTTTCATTTGCAAAATCAACACTATCGGTTGTTCTGAATATGATGTTTGAATTGGATGTTGATGTAACTTCCATTCCATCTTTTATTTTTAAGTAATAAGCACTATCCGGTCCATTTGATGCACCACTACCAATTGAAGGTACTAATTGATAAATAGTCAATGTTGTAACTGCTGGTATTGATATTTTTGGTTTATATCCCATTGCCTGTGCTAATGATATGACATTTTTCTTTTCAGTTGCATGGGATAGCATTGATTCCTTTAATTGGGTATCTTGATAAAATGAAAGAACATCACCTATATAAGATGCCATTTCAATAAAAATCATACCAGGCGATGCCTCATTAAAATCGGAATACGAATTTGGAAAATACGTTCTACTATATTGTATTAAATTTTCTCGAAATGAATCAAAATCCTTTCCGACATAATTTAAATTTTTATTATATCCCCAAGATTTTTTTACGCTCTTAATAGCCATTTATAATTTATTTTACATTTATTGTTATAGATTCGGTTAGATTTGGATTATCCTTTAATACGAAATTTACTTCAACACCTATTGTATTGTTATCTTTCAATTCATCTTCAGAATCCAAAACTATTTGAGTTACTTCTAAATATGGTAACCAAGTTTCAACTGCTTCCAATATTGAATTTTCCACTTCAGTATCTATATCACCATCAACTATTGGTTCAAACAAAACCTTCCATATATCACATCCAAATGTTGGCAAACCGACTCTTTCACCTTTTTTTGTTAAAAGTAAATTTTTTAAATTAGATTTTGCCTGTGTTAAAGTGGTATAATTAACGGCAAAAATACCATTTGAATTGGAATTAGTGTTTATATCTATTCCCAATCCTTTATAGTTATTTTCCGTTAAATCATCTACTCTAACTACACCTAATTCTATTGCCATTATTTAAATTTTTTAACTAATTCGGTATAATCTCTACTTAATGCTTTTGTTAATGCATCCATTCCTGAACCATCTGTACTATTCATTTGTTGTTGTGGAATATTTGTTGTTCTATAATCCATAGTTTCCCAATCATTCTCTTCATACGTTTCCGGTTGTATTGCATCTAAAATACTTCCACCACCCATTCCAGGCATACCACCCTCTGATCTTTGTGCAGAGGTAAATGGAGTGGTCATATTTAATATTTCATTTAATACTGGATTTTTTGTAAATTCCTTCATTGTTTTTGAAGTTCCATTGGGTGCAGTAGAAATTGTTGTTTGTTTACTAATAGCATTTACTTCCGTCATTTCTTTTAATGATGGAGTAGATGTTTTTCTTTGTGAGTTCAATGTAACTGCTCCGGATTTGATTAGCTTAGCTAATTCTTCTTTAACTTGTTGTTTCACTTCACTTTTAACAACTTCTTTGATTAATCCGACTAATAATTTTGAGTCCATAATAATTGAATATATGTTTAATAATAAATATTGAGAGAATAAATTTAATACGAATACCTTATCCTATGATTTTATAACCATTAAAATTAAGTATTGCAGGTGCCGGCGGTGCTGGTGGTGGGTATTGTGCTATAACCGACATTATACCATTTGTACCCATCAAATGTGTTTTAGCCACATTTACGAATGGATTAACTAATGTATTACTTTGAAAAGTAAATTTTATAGTTGGTGGTACGAAAAATACGTTAGGTATGTTAGGAATTTTATCTTGTATTAAATCAAACGCTAATGCTTCTAATTCTTCTTTGGTTGGGAGTTTTTCATCAACCATTTTCTTTAATTCATCTTTTGTTGGTATTTTTGGAATACTAATACCTGGTAATGTTATTTCTGGTGTAATACCATCTACCGTATCTTTTACAAATTTTTTAATTTCTTGTGGTGTTGGTTTTGGAGATGGAATACTATTAGATAAATCAACAGCCGTTTGTACAGCTGCAACGATTGGAGCCAATATAGTTACTTCAATTGGAACTATAAGTTGCGATTTCAATTGTTCTATCGCAGCATCCATTAATTTCTTTTTAGCTTTTTCAATAATTTCTTTTTTCTTTGGTAATTCTGGAAAAGGAAATTTTATTGCTTTTTTTAATTGAGAACCAATAGATGGTTTTTTCTTTTTGGCGTTTTTTAACCTTTCTACGATTGTTCTACCCGCTTTTATAGCAGGATGATTTTTTATTGCATCATCTACGGGTTCTTTTTTTAAGATTTGTTGAAGTGCAGCATACACATTAACTTCTCCAATTGGTGGGATATTAATGGTTTGTTCTTTTAACTTATCTTCCAATGCTTTCAAAACTTCTACTTCCGCTTTATGTAGTGCTGCGGATTTTGCTAACATTATTGGATTTGGTCCAATATTCATTATTGCTCCTGGTGCAGGTGGTGTTGATTGCCAACCAACTGGCTTTAATAATGGATTTGGAATCGGTGCCATTTCTGCACCTAACCAATATGCATCAAATGCCGCAGGATATATCTCTTGCAAAATATTAAAATTTTCTTCACCATTCTCTCTCCCTTTTTTAAATGCTTTCTTTATAACATCTGCCATACCAGAAACATTTCCATTCATAACAGGCACACCATACAACATATCACCACCCCTTTTTATACACTTATCATATTCGTTTGCATAGAAATCGGCAAACCCATCCGGGTCTTTTGCAAATTGAAAAGATGACATTGATCTTAAAACGTTTACTTTAAATAGTGTCCAAGACATTACGATTTACTTAAAAAGTTTTTAGCAGATAGTAAAGTGTTTAACCTTCTTTTTATAGCTTTGAATGCTTCTGCGTTGGTAGGGCCAGTTGCAGTGGGTCCAACAGGTGTAGCATAAATTTGTTTTGTTATTTCATCAATTAATTGCCCCATTAATTTAACCAACTCACCACCTAATACCATTTTTTGAACCTCAGCCCCTGCACCACCTTCACCTTTATTTTTCCCTAAATATATTTTACCATTTTCAGAATTTAAAAATATTTGGTTATTACCTTTTGAATGTATGGTAATTTTATTAGCAGAATGTAAATATATTTCTTTTTCGGAATCTACTGAATAGTTGCCATCTGTTATTACACCAGTATTTCCTTTACCGAAAATAATAAATTCTTTTGCTTTTGCAGATAAAACAACTCTATCGGAATTTATAAATAATTGGTCACCTGCTAAATCTTTTGATGTTGGATATTCTTTAAATCCTATTTTTTCTTTTTCTATCGTTTCTTTAAACGGAACTTTTACTTTACCAGAAACTATGTATAAAGAAGAACCATCTTTGTTTATATCCTCATCAACCAATGTTCCTATTGGTTCTGCATCTAATTCCGGATTTTGTTTATTTCGGATAAATATTGATGGTGAAGATGTTTTACCATCTTCCGTTAAGAAAAATTCTGAAAATCTAATAGTGTTTCCAACTCTACCTTGTAGTATGGTATCACCTTCATTTGGTTTTAAGAATTTTATCTTTTCGTTTACTTGGTATTTTGATTTTTTAGAATCTTGCTTTGGTTTTGTAACGTTTGGTGTACCCGTTGCTTT